AGACGATAATACAGCAGGTAATGGAGTTTTTGGATATGGAGCAGGTGGTGCTGGCATTCAAGGTGATGGACGGGTTTACACGCCTAAAGTTAATACTGGTCAAGCAGGTGCTTATTATGTGAATGGTGCTAGTGGTTTTGTTAGAGTAATGTGGTTTGAATAAAATATAAAAAATGGAAAATATTATAGCAATAATTGAAGATAATAAAGTGATTCAAATAGCTGTTGGCTCTGACGAATGGGCAGATAGTTTAGAACAAACTACTGTAAATGTTACAGGTCAATCAGTAGATATTGGATTTATCTATCAAGACGGGCAAATTATAGACCCTTTTGATTTACTAGAAGGAGATGAATTGATTGCAGCTAAATCAGAAATTGAAAGAGAATGGAGAGATGGAGAATTAAAACTATCTGATTGGATAGTACCTTTATCAGACCATCCACAACATGCGGAATATTTAGTATACAGACAAGAATTAAGAGATTACCCACAACAGGCTGACTTTCCTAATGGAGATAGACCTATAAGACCATAATATGAATAACGGTTGGCAAATGTAGATTAAAAAATTATAGTGTAACTATATTATTATAAATTAATTAATTAAATTAAATCAAATGGCAAAAATTACTGAAGATCAATTAGAAAAAGTAAAAGACTTAAACTCTAAACTAAACGAAACTGTTACTAGAATAGGTTTGTTAGAATCAAACAAGCATGCGCTCTTGCACGAAATAGCAGGTGTTAATAAAGATTTAGAAGAGTTTAAGTTAGAACTAGAAAACGAATACGGAAGTATTAATATTGATATGACCACAGGTGAATATACTGAAATCGAAAAAGAAGAAGATGAAGGTGAATCAGCTGTAGTAAAAGCAGAAGACTAAAATGGATTCTGTTATAAGAAAGATTAGTATTGGTTCTGATTATAAAAATGATGCAATGCATTATTCCGTAGGTCAACAAGTCTATGGTGGCCACGAGATAGCATATATTGTATTTGAAGATACAGATCGTTCTTATAATATTCATATAAAGAAAAACAACGAGGTATTGCCGTGGAAGAAATTTAATTCTAACATGGCAGTATCTGTTGAGTATGATTTAGAATATTAATGAAAAGCGTATATGATTTTATCATAAAACCAGTTGGTAAAGTTTATGATAATTCTATAGATGTAAATGGTAAAGAGCTTTTATTAAACACAAGCATAGATAAACATAAGTTTGTAAATAATAAAGCTATTGTAGTTTCTACGCCACTTGCTTTTAAAACACCTATAGAAGAAGGAGACGAGATTATAGTTCACCATAATATCTTTAGAAGGTATTATAATATGAAATGTAAAGAAGTTAATAGTAGTAAGTTTTTTAAAAACGATCTTTACTTTTGTCAAATAGATCAAATATATTTATATAAAAAAATATACAAGTGGCACGCGTTTGCTGATAGATGCTTTGCTATGCCACTTAAAAATAATAATGATCTAGAGCTAGATAAAGAGCAAAAGCTTATTGGTGTATTAAAATATGGTAATAAGTTCTTAGAAGCTAAAGGAATAAACGAGGGAGACACTATAGGCTTTACACCTAACAGTGAGTTTGAGTTTATTGTAAACGACGAGCGGCTTTATTGTATGAAATCAAATGATATTGTAATTAAGTATGAGCACCAAGAAAACCAAGTTGAATATAATCCAAGCTGGGCAAAAAGCAGTTGAGGAATTAATTAAGGTAGCTAAAGAACCTATTGTAGATTCAGATGATGACATCTCAGCTGATCGTTTAAAAAACGCGGCTGCAACAAAAAAGTTAGCTATATTTGATGCGTTTGAAATACTCAACCGCATTGAAGAAGAAAAAAATATGCTTGAAGATAAATCAAGTGATAGCAAACAAAAATCTTTTCAGGGTTTTGCAGAAGGTAGATCTAAGTAATGTATAAGCAAAATTTACTCACTGTACTTACAGATCACGTAAAACCTCACGTGCTTAAAAGAAATAATAAAAGCAAAAAATGGGAGTACGGTTATAACAAAGAACATGATATAATTGTTATAAGTAAAACTGGTCAAATAGGTGATGTATATGAAATACAAAACCTTAAAATAGCTTTACCACCGTTTAAAGATAAACTAAACAAGGATAAAGACAAATGGTCTAGAGAAGAATATCCTAAGGAATTAAATAAAATAAAAAGTGTATTTGAGTGGAATAAATATCCGGAGCACTTTAAAGAAAAATGGTATGAGTATATTGATGAAGAGTTTAAGCGTCGTGACGAAGGCTATTGGTTCAATAACAAAGGTATTGCTACTTATCTTACTGGTACTCACTATATGTACTTGCAGTGGAGTAAGATTGACGTTGGGGCAGCAGACTTTAGAGAGTCAAACAGATTATTCTTTATATTCTGGGAAGCTTGCAAAGCAGATCAAAGATGCTACGGTATGTGCTATCTCAAAAACAGACGGTCTGGTTTTTCATTCATGGCATCAGGGGAAACCGTTAATCTCGCTACAATATCTAGCGATGCAAGATTCGGTATATTATCAAAATCAGGGGCTGATGCTAAAAAAATGTTTACCGACAAAGTCGTACCTATCTCTATTAACTATCCGTTCTTCTTTCGACCCATACAAGACGGTATGGACCGACCAAAAACCGAACTTGCTTATAGAGTACCCGCGTCAAAACTTACCAGACGTAAACTTGATCAAGGTGAAACTCCAGAAGAAGTTGTAGGACTTGATACTACTATTGATTGGAAAAATACAGGTGATAACAGTTATGATGGTGAAAAATTAAAACTATTAGTTCATGATGAATCAGGTAAGTGGGAAAGACCTGATAATATATTAAACAACTGGAGGGTTACAAAAACTACACTTAGATTAGGTAGTAGAGTTGTAGGTAAATGTATGATGGGTTCCACAAGTAACTCTCTTGATAAAGGTGGCGAAAACTTTAAAAAATTATATAATGCATCAAACGTTATCACGAGAAACCGCAACGGACAGACTAGCTCAGGATTATATTCTTTGTTTATACCTATGGAGTGGAACTACGAAGGATTCATTGATACTTATGGACACCCTATCTTTGATACGCCAGCAAAACCGGTCGAAGGTTCAGATGGGTTACAAATTGAAGTAGGGGTTATAAATCATTGGGAAAATGAAGTTGAAGGTTTAAAAGGTGATCAAGATAGTTTAAACGAATATTATCGCCAGTTTCCACGTACTGAGCAACATGCTTTTAGAGATGAAACAAAACAATCTTTATTTAATCTAACTAAGATATACGAGCAAATAGATTATAATGATGAGTCTGATAATTCTAAGTTAATAACAAGAGGAAATTTTATATGGAGCAACGGTGTTAAAGACACTACTGTAAATTTTATACCAAATAAAAACGGTAGGTTTTTAGTTTCTTGGGTTCCACCAGCAGAATTACAAAATCGTGTAATAATAAAAAATGGAGTTAAATATCCTGGTAATGAACATTGCGGTGCTTTTGGTTGTGACTCTTATGATATATCAGGAACAGTAGACAACAAAGGTTCTAAAGGTGCTTTGCATGGCCTTACTAAATTTAGCATGGAAAACGTGCCAGCTAATATGTTTTTTTTAGAATATATATCAAGACCTCCAACGGCTGAAATATTTTTTGAAGATGTATTAATGGCTTTGCATTTTTATAGCATGCCAATACTAGCAGAGAACAACAAACCTCGGCTTTTATATTATTTAAAACGTAGAGGTTATAGAGCTTTTTCTATGAACAGACCAGATAAATTAAAACTGTCTGTAGCAGAAAGAGAAATAGGTGGAATACCTAACTCATCAGAAGATATTAAGCAAGCACACGCGGCTGCTATAGAGTCTTACATAGAAGATTATGTAGGACTTAAAGAAACTATGTATGGTGATATGTATTTTCAAGAAACATTAGAAGATTGGTCTAAGTTTAATATAAACAATAGAACTAAGCACGATGCTTCTATTAGTTCTGGCTTGGCAATCATGGCTTGTAATAAAAATAGATATACACCTACAAATGTAATTAAAAAAAATGTTGTTCCTTTGGGCTTCAAGAAGTTTGATAACCAAGGTAGTATTTCAAAAATAATAAAATAGATGATTTATACTAATTCTAGTAGCACTTTTCCAAGTCAGGTAGTACCAGACGCAGAGAAAAAGACTTATGAATATGGTTTAGCCGTAGCGAAAGCTGTGGAAGACGAATGGTTTAGAGGAGATAGAGGAACTGGAACTGGCGGTAGGTTTGGAACAAACTGGTCTAGATTTAACGACTTAAGACTTTACGCAAGAGGAGAACAAAGCGTTGCTAAATATAAAGATGAATTATCTATTAATGGTGATTTATCTTACCTTAATTTAGACTGGAAACCAGTAGCTGTATTATCTAAGTTTGTAGATATTGTAGTTAATGGTATGACAGATAAAGGTTATGAAATAAAATCATTTGCTTCAGACCCGTATGCTATAAAACAAAGAACTGACTTTGCTTTTAATACTTTGAGAGATATAGAAAATAAAGAAATGATTGATCAGCTTAATGCTGCTACAGGTCAAAACTTTTACGCGTCGCCCGATCCTCAAGAATTACCTGTAAATAAAGAAGAACTAGATCTTTATCTTCAATTAAATTATAAGCAAGCTATAGAAATAGCTGAAGAAGAAGTTATTAGTAATGTATTTAATTATAATAAATATGATGAAACTAAAAAACGATTAGCTTATGATTTAACAGTATTAGGTATTAGCTGTGTTAAAACTAATTTTAATTTAGCTAATGGTGTTACTGTTGATTATGTAGATCCAGCTAGTTTAATTTATTCTTATACAGACGATCCTAATTTTGAAGACATATATTATGTAGGTGAAGTAAAAAGTTTATCTCTTGAAGAAATTAAAAAACAATTTCCTTATTTAAGTCAATTAGAATTAGAAGAAATACAAAAGTATTCAGGTAATAATAATTATAGAAATAATTTTTATAATTATGATTATGATAAAAACTTAATACAAGTGTTATATTTTGAATATAAAACTTATCAAAATCAAGTATTTAAAATAAAACAAACAGATCAAGGACTTGAAAAAGCTCTTGAAAAAGACGATACATTTGATCCGCCTGAAACCGATAATTTTAATAGAGTTCATAGAGCTATAGAAGTTTTATATAGTGGTGCTAAAATTCTTGGCCAAGAAAAAATGCTTAAATGGGAACTAGCTAAAAACATGACTAGACCTTATAGCGATCAAACTAAGGTTGAAATGAATTATGCCATATCTGCCCCTCGTATGTATAAAGGTAGAATAGAATCATTAGTAAGTAAATGTATTGGTTTTGCTGATATGATACAGCTTACACATTTAAAATTACAACAAGTACTATCACGTATGGTACCTGATGGTGTTTATGTTGATGTAGATGGTTTAGCAGAAGTTGATCTTGGTAATGGCACTAATTACAATCCTGCAGAAGCTTTGAATATGTACTTCCAAACTGGTAGTATTGTTGGTAGAAGTTTAACACAAGATGGTGATCCTAACAGAGGTAAAGTACCAATACAAGAATTACAAACATCTTCTGGAATAAGTAAGATACAAGCGCTTATACAAACTTATCAGTATTATTTACAAATGATTAGAGATGTAACCGGGCTTAACGAAGCTAGAGATGGCAGCCAACCAGCTAAAGATTCGTTAGTTGGTTTACAAAAACTAGCAGCAGCAGCTTCTAATACAGCTACTAAGCATATACTTCAGTCTTTAATGTATTTAACAATACGATCGGCTGAAAATATAAGTCTACGTGTCGCTGACATGCTAGAATTTCCTTTGCTTAAACAATCTTTAATGAGTTCTATAAATCAATTTAATGTATCTACATTAGCTGAAGTAGATAAGCTTAATATGCACGAATTTGGTATATTTTTAGAGTTAGAACCAGACGAAGAAGAGCAAGCAGGTTTAGAACGTAATATACAAATAGCACTGCAAGCAGGTCAAATAGGTTTAGAAGATGCTATAGATATAAGAGAAATAAAAAATTTAAAACTAGCTAATCAGTTTTTAAAGTATAGACAAAAAATAAAAGCAGAGCAAGCTCAACAAGCTCAGTTAGCTAATATACAAGCTCAAGCAAATGCTAATGCTGAATCTGCAGAAAGAGCTGCACTAGCCGAAACTCAAAAACAACAAGTTATTAACGAGCAAAAAGTTCAACTAGAACAAGCTAAGTCACAGTTTGAAATCCAACGTATGCAAACTGAAGCTCAGATTAAACAAGGTTTAATGAGTGAAGAATTTAATTTTAACATGCAATTAGCTAAAGCTAGAGCTAATATAGAAAAAACTAAAGAACAAGATATAGAAGATCGTAAAGACGAACGTGCTAGAATTATAGGTACTCAGCAATCAGAAATGATTTCACAGCGTCAAAACGATGAACTACCTAAAAACTTTGAGTCATCAGGATTTGACTCACTAGGAGGATTTGGACTAGAACAGTTTGAGCCTCGTTGAAAATAAAATCCTTTAATTTTATATTATTATATTATGTCAGAAGAAATAAAACAAGAAGGAGATTTTAAAGTAAAAGTTCCTTCTAAGCCTAAAAGTTTAGGTAATAACACAAACGAACCTATTAAAGTTAATATGAAAGAACCTTTAGTAGAAGTAGAATCAAACGTTACAAAAATTGTAATACCAAACGAAGAAAAAAAAGAAGAGGATGCCATTCAAGCACAAGAGACAAATGATAGCGATGCTATTATCGAAAAGCCCCAAGACAGTGGCAACAGCAAAGAAGTGGTTAAAGAAGTACGGACCTCCGATCAAGAAATAGAATCTCCTTTAACTGTTATTGAAAATACAGAAGAAGAAGAAGAAGAAAAACAACGTGAAGTAACTAAAGAAGTAGATCAAGCTATACAAGAGCAAAGAGTTCTACCTGAAAATATTGAAAAGCTAGTTTCTTTTATGGAAGATACTGGTGGAACTGTAGAAGACTATGTTAGGCTTAATGCAGATTATACCAACATTGACAACCAAGCTTTAATACGTGAGTATTACAAACAAACAAAACCACATTTAGATTCTGAAGACGTAAGTCTTTTATTAGAAGATTTTAATTATGATGAAGATATCGACGAACCAAAAGACATACGCAAAAGAAAAATTGCGTTTAAAGAGGAGGTTGCCAAGGCTAAGAGCTTTCTTGAACAGCTTAAGGGGAAATACTACGACGAGATCAAGTTGAGACCGGGCGTAACCCAAGAGCAAAAGAAAGCAACAGAGTTTTTCAACCGATACAACGAAGAGCAGCAAGCTGTAAAAGAAAAGCACGTTGATTTTATTGACCGCACTAAAAAATTATTGAATAATGATTTCGAAGGTTTCGATTTTAAAGTTAGTGATAAAAAATTTAGATACGGTATTAAAAATCCAACACAGGTAGCAGAAAATCAATCTGATATTACAAACTTCATTAAGACGTTCTTAAATGAAAAAGGTGAAATAACAGATACTAAAGGTTACCATAAAGCTATATACGCAGCTCGTAATGCTGATACTATAGCACAGCATTTTTATGAGCAAGGCAAAGCCGATGCTGTAAAAGATGTTATGGCTAAATCTAAAAATATAAGCAATGAACCTAGGCAAAGTGCCTCGGGTGATGTTTATATTGGTGGGTTAAAAGTAAAAGCAATAAGCGGCGCTGATTCTTCAAAATTAAAAATCAAAACAAAAAATTTAACTAACTAAATAATAAATTATGGCTTTAACTCCACAATTTGGTAGTTTAACCCCGTCTTCAACTCAACAGTTGTTGGCAAGTAACTACCTACAATTTAACACAGGTGCTGGACAAGACTTTGCTCAGCAATATTTACCTGAGATTTACGAACAAGAAGTAGAGCGTTACGGTAATCGTACACTTTCTGGATTCTTGCGTATGGTTGGTGCAGAAATGCCTATGACCTCTGATCAAGTAATTTGGTCTGAGCAAAATCGTTTACATATATCTTACGATAATGTAACCGTTGGTGCTGATGGTGGTGGTGCAGGTGCAACAAACGTAATTACAATACCTAACACAGCTAGAAACGTTATGTCTATTAATGACACGATAGTTGTATTAGACCCTGCGACGGGTGCAGAAGTAAAAGCTTTAGTAACTGCTTCTACAACTGTAGCTGCTGGTGGTGCTCCTGCAAACGGTGGTACTATTAACGCCGCTCCATTTGTTGGTGGTGCTGGTCTTGTTGCTGCTGGTATTACAGCTGGTGCTGGTATCAAGATATTTGTATATGGTTCTGCATATGTAAAAGGTAGCAACTTAGGTGGTGCTTCTGCTGGAGTAGGTGCGCAAGCTGCTAATACAAGAGTATCTGTAACTCCTCAGTTAACTCAATTTTCTAACTCTCCAATAATTATTAGAGATCAATACACTATTAGTGGCTCTGATATGGCACAAATTGGTTGGGTTGAAGTTGCAACTGAAGATGGTACTTCTGGATATTTATGGTATTTAAAGGCTGAATCTGAAACTCGCTTGCGTTTTGAAGATTACCTAGAAATGGCATTAGTAGAAGGTGAGTATAACCAAGGCGCTACTACTACAACTGTAGCTACTTTAGCTGGTACTGAAGGTTTATTTGCTGCTATTCAATCTCGTGGTAACGTAGAAGTAGGATTTACTGCTGCTGCTGGAATCGATGAGTTTGATAACATTCTTAAAAACCTAGACACTCAAGGTGCTATTGAAGAAAACATGTTGTTCTTACAACGTCAGACTTCACTTGACTTTGATGATATGCTAGCTGCTATATCTGGTGGTGCTGCTGGAGGTACTGCATTTGGTCTTTTCGAAAACTCTGAAGAAATGGCATTGAACTTAGGATTCTCTGGATTCCGTAGAGGTTCTTACGATTTCTATAAAACTGATTGGAAATATCTAAATGACGCTTCTACTCGTGGTGCTATCAATGGTATTAACTCTATTGAAGGTGTATTAGTTCCTGCTGGAACAAGTACAGTATACGATCAAATCTTAGGATCTAACATTCGTCGTCCATTCTTGCACGTGCGATATAGAGCTTCACAAAGTGATGATCGTCGTATGAAGTCTTGGTTGACTGGTTCAGCTGGCGGTGCATTTACTTCAACTCTTGATGCAATGGAAGTAAACTTCCTATCTGAAAGATGTTTAGTAACTCAAGCTGCTAACAACTTTGTACTATTCAAAGGAATCTAATGATTCAATTTTAATAATAACCTCCGTCTTCGGGCGGGGGATATTATTTTTTTTAACTATTTAATTTTATTATATCATGGCTAAAGAAGCTAAAGCAGTAGAAACAACTGAGGTTGCACCTCAACAAACAGTTAAGACTAAACCTGAATGGGAAATTAAAGAACGTGTTTATTTTTTAAAAGGAAATAAATCACCTTTAACACTTAAAATACCAGGAAGACACACAAGAAAACATGCGTTATTATATTTTGATTCTGTAACAGGTAAACAAAGAGAAATAAGATACGCAACAAATCAAGACTCGCCTCTTGTAGACGAACAAAAAGGTGAGGCTACTTTAGGTCACATTATGTTTAAAGACGGTACTCTTATCGTTCCTAAACAAAAACAAAACCTACAAAAATTACTTTCATTATACCACCCTTTAAAAGGTAAATTATACGAAGAGTATAGCGCGGTAGAAGAAGCTGAAGACGAACTTGATGAATTAGAACTACAAATTGATGCGCTTAACGCTGCTAAATCTATGGATATAGATCAAATAGAAGCTATCATGCGTGTTGAGGTTGGTTCTAAGGTATCTAAGATGAGTTCTAAAGAACTTAAACGCGACTTGTTATTGTTTGCTAAAAAGAATCCATCTTTATTTGTAGAACTTGCTAATGATGAAAACGTACAATTACGTAATATAGCGATTGTAGCTACAGAAAATGGAGTTATCAACCTATCACAAGATCAAAGAACATTTACTTGGGGTAGTAATGGAAGAAAACTAATGAACGTACCGTTTGATGAAAACCCATACTCAGCAATGGCTGCGTGGTTTAAAACCGACGAAGGCGTAGAAGTTTATAAATCAATAGAGAAAAAACTTCTCTAACGTGTAATAATATATCAGGGCGTGTAATGCGCCCTGTATATAAATAAAAAATCAATGGCAATAAACGTAAATACTGTTTACACAACGGTGTTGTCTATTCTTAACAAAGAACAACGAGGCTATATAACACCAGAAGAGTTCAATAAATTAGCAACACAAGTACAGTTAGAAATTTTTGAAAACTATTTTGAAGATCTCAACCAGCAATTAC